CGAGCGTGAACGTCGTGTCCTCGGGGGTCAACCCGACGGCGATGGTGGACATGCCGGGCCGCCCGGGCCTACGCCGCGTCCAGCGTGATGGTTCCCGAGTTGAACTGCGGCGTCTCCGTGGCGCTGATCGGCACGCTCGCCGTGAGGTCGCCGAACGTCACGATGCTGTCCGCCACCGGGTCGTCGTGGAAGGCATATGCCACGACGGTGCCCCAGCTGCCCGTCGCCGTCGGGAACGTGAACGGCGCACCCGAGTCCTTGGTCCCGCCCGTGGCGGGGTTCACCCAGGATGTCCCGTCGTTGGTCACGGCCACCCGGGCGTAGCCGTTGGCCGACGGCACCTCGGTGCCACCACCGGCCGAGGTCGGGGCCACCTGGTAGAGCGCCAGATAGACGGTCGCCGGTGGCGTGGGCGGCGCGCCCCCGTACAGGTAGTCCAGCACGTTGTTCTTGTAGGCGTCTCCGAGGTTCACGGGTGCTCCTTAGCTGGCCGTCGCGTAGGTGATCCCGGTACTGGCCGGGAAGGTCAAGAGGCCGCTGACGTTGTACTCGCCAGCGTCCACGTACATGCCGAAGGCGCCGTTGCTCGACGGCGCGATCGGGCTGCCCCCGAGACTGGCGGCCAGACTCACGTGGTTCGCGTCCGGGGCGGCCACCACCCAGTAGCGGGTGTCCGCGGCGAGCCCGGCCGGGATGGCCGATGCCGCGGGACCCGGCATGGTGAACAACCGCACGACGTTCGTGATCGACAGGCCGTGCGTCGGCGCCACCAGGCTGGCGGTGCCGCTGACCCCGGCGGCGATGGTCCCGGCGCCCACGAGCGGGAAGCCCCCGAGGAAGGTCCCGCCGGTCTGCGCCGTCCAGTAGCCGATCCAGGTGACCGTCTTGGCGGCGAGCACGAACGACAGGGCGGCCACCAACGTGTCGATACCGGACGACCCGGCGAACGTCGGCTCCTGGCGCCCCTGGTCGAGCACGCCGGACGTGACCTCATGCAGCCCGGTGGCCCCCGGATCGGCCGAGTGCAGCGATACCCACACCGGGGCACCGCCCGAGAACGGGGCGTCCTGCGTGATGGCTTCGGTGAGGCCCTCCAGCGTCGTCGGCGTCAGTCCCATATCATCCTCCTAGAGCCACGCCGGGTAGAACGTGAGCGTCCCGGGGCCGCCGACGCCCGAGCCGATGGAGAGCGTCTGGCCCGAGCCCGTGGGGATGCGCAGCCAGGGCGTCCGCATATCCCGCAGGTAGTAGCAGTTGGCGCCCGGCCCGAACCCGCCGTCGTAGATCAGCTGGTTGTACAGGTCGAGCACCAGATGTTCGGGGATGGGCGACAAGGCCGGAGCCCCGGCCGGGAGAGCCGGAACCTGGAGGACCAGCGTGCGCTCGGTCGTGATGAGGTCCAGCGGTCCGTCCGTGCCGCCCGTGGCCGTCAGGTCGATCACGGCCTTCATCGTCGGGTACGTCCCCGGGTTGTCGAACGTCATGGTGTTGAAGGCGAAGGTCCCAACCACGGGATCCACCCCGTACTTGAACGGGTCCGGCGCGTAGAGTTCGACCACGGCCTTGAACGGGAAGATGTCGGTGCCGGGCGGCACACCCCAAAAGCCACCGGTCGTCGGCTGTGTGGCGCTCATCTTCGACTGGCGCCCCTGGTCCGTCATCGTGAGTTTGCCCTGTGCGGTGTTGCCCGCTCGGAGCACGCTGAGGAACTTGGGCACCGCCTCGTTGACCGTGAACGTCCCGTCCGAGGTGTTGCACGCCTGAGCCAGCAGCTGCTTGCTGTTCTCCCGCGCCGTCTCGGATATGCACTCGACAAACAGCGTGAACTGCAAGGAGCGCCCCCGGTAGTGCAGGTCAGCCGGAATCTCGCCCTCAGCGTTCACGTCCGACCCGATCTTCGTCAGCATCGTCATCCGCATGTCCGGCGAGTCCCAGCCGATGACATCGCCGTCCAGGAAGTAGTAGGACCCGAACACGTCGGGGGCGTTGCTGTTGAACGTCACCTCAGCCAGTTGGCCGCCGCTCGGCGTGCCGACGATCGAATAGCTGGAGAACCCCAGGCTGTTGAACACCACGACGGTCAGCGTGTACGTGAACGTCCCGGTATTGCCGTGCGTGTCCGCCGTGGTCCCGGTCGCGGTGTAGGACCCGAGCCCCAGGGCGCCCGTGGTGCTCACCGCGCCATCGCTGGCGATCGTGAGGTGCGTGCCGCCCGTCGTCTGCGTGTACGTGACCGGGCCGGTGAAGCCCGAGGCGGACGCCAGCTGGTCCACGAACGCGGCGGACGCCAGGCTCGACACCTCATTCGACTCCGGCGGTCCCTGGAGGATGGTGCTCATAGGATCGCCGACGCTAGCCGGGCCGTCGATGCGCCGGACGCTCCGGGCGGTGCCGTGGTGGACGACGGCGCGACCGTCAGGGTCTGCGGCTTTTGCGCCTGGGTCAGCAACTGGCGGAGCAGCGACGTGTGGACCCGCTGCTCGACCAGATTGAGCCGGTCCACGGCCAGCATCTGCTGCAACGAGTCGGCTTCCGACACCTCACGGTTGAGCATCGCCATGCCGAGCGTCTTGTCCACCGACGCCCACGAGTTGAGCGCCGCCAGCATGACCGCCGTGTCGCGGGCCATGAGGTCGGCGAGCCGCGTGTCCGACGCCTTGCTCAGTGTGATCAGTTCGGTCAACGCTGTCCGGGTCACCACCGTTGCGTTGGCCGCCACCATCTCCTGGCCGTTGCCCACCGCCAGGATGGAACGCAGCAGCGTCGATGACATCGTGGTGACCTCCAGCAGCTGCTTCAACACCACGGCGCTGATGCCCGCGGCGGCCGACGACCCGGCACCCGCGGCACCCGGGCTCGCCCCGGCCTGGAGGTTGGCCAGCGCCTTGGCCGCCACGGCCATCCCCTGGTCGAGTCCGAGCGCCAGTTGCTGGCCCACCACGACACCCGCCTTCTTGGCGCCGGATGCCAGATCGGCGAGGCAGGCGAATATCGTGTCGCGGATCCGGGTGAACGGTGCGGTGAACCGGCTGTTGTCCGCCGCCCCGTTCTGGATGCCGAGGACCAGGCCGTCGATGAGGTAGCGGCCGTGCAACTCCGTGGCCTTCGACGGCGAGAAGATGGACAGCACGCTGCTGATGCCGCCCAGCAGCTTTTTGCCCACCTTTTCCACGGCCTTGACCGGCAACTCGGCGCCCTCTTCGATGCCCTTGACCAATCCGTCGATGATGCGCCCGCCCACGTGCAGCAGCCAGGTTCCGGCTTTGTCGGCGAGCCCCAGGAGCTTCAGCGGCACCGTCACGTAGAAGAACTTGTACACGTCGGCGATGTCCTCCAGCCCGATGACCAGGCCGTGGATCAGCATCTTGCCGCCCTTGATCAGCAGGGTGCCGAACGAGTTGGCGACCGCCTCCACGTCATGGGGAAACCGTTTGAAGAATCCGATCGCGTCGTCCAGTATTTTTTTTATCTGCTTGGGGAACAGCAGCCAGACGGCGAGCACCGGGAGGATCGGGGCCAGCAAGATTCCGAGGATGAGTTTCCAGTGATCCTTGGCGAACCCGATCACGTCATCGAATATGCGCTCCACGAACTTCATGTCGGCCTGGATGGCCGCCACCACGACGTGCACGGCGTCCTTGATCGCGCCCCATATCTGCTTCCAGTGTTGGAGCAAGAGCGGCAGCAGGAACCCGATGGCGGCGATGGCGATGCCGATCGGGCCGAGCCCGGCGTCGATGGCTGGTCCGGTCGTCTCGGCCACCTCGGCCATGCCTTCGCTACTGGCCTCGACCGTGGCGGCGAGGCCTTCGAAGCCCAGGCCGGTTTCGGCCAGCGCCGCGTCGACCTCGGCCATGCTGGCGGTCAGTGTCGCCTGGGCCTCATCCACGGCGGCGTAGGCCTCGGACAGAGCGAGGTTCGATTCGGCGAGGGCGCCCGTCGTCCCTTTGGCCAAGTCCTCGACGCTGACCAGGCCATCGATCCCGCCGGTCAGCGGATCCATGTGGGACGTGACCTCGATCAGAGAGTTGGCCAGTTGACCCAGCGCCTGGTCAAGTTCCTCGACGGCGCTGACCTGCTCGCCCAGTTGGAGCTTCACGGCGTCGCTGGCGCTGATGAACTTGCCACCCGCCTCATGCCACCGGCCCGCCGCGTCCTGATAGGCCCCGGTCGCCTCGGACACGCCCTTCACGGCGTCCTTGCCGAACAGCCCGAACTGGCTGCCGACCTTCACCAGGGCGCCGACCAGCTTGTCCTTCAGCGTAATGGCGAAGGCCGTGACGCTCACGATGGCCACGCTGCCCACCACGGACGCCAGGGCGATGGCCGCCGCCTTATTGTGGGCGAAGAACTCGGTGACCCGGGCCAGTACCTTGCCCACGTCGTCAATAATCGGGATCAACTTCTGGCCCCACTCGACGCCCAGGTCCGAGGCCGTGGCCTTCAGCAGTTGCATCTGGTGCTTCAGCGTCCCCGCCTGTTTCTCGGCCGCCTCGTGTGCTGTCCCGGCTCTCGTCACGGCCTCGCGGGCCTTGTCATAGGCCGCCGGTCCGGCCAGCACGGTTTCCAGCAGCGCCTTATTCGCCGAGGTCCCGAACACCGCGCCCAGGGCGTTCAGCTGCTGCTGCTCGGTCATGCCCTTCAGCTTGGGCTGCAGCTGGGCGATGACGCTGCCGAGCCCTTCGAACTTGCCCGCCGCGTTGAAGATGTGGAGCCCCAACGATTCGGCCCCCGCCACGCTGGCCGACAACTTGGGCGACAGCCCATCCTGGGCCTGGGCGAGCGCCTGCACGGCAGCCGAGTGCTTGGCCGTCGCGGCGGCGACCGCGTTCTGCGCGTTCGTGAGCGTGATCTGCTGGCTCACGCTGAGGCCCGTGCTCGCGGCCTGGCGCTGCTGGAGTTCGGTGAGGTTTCGCTGGGCGTTGGCCAGCGCCTGCTGCTGGGCCAGGGTCGGGGCCGATGAAGCGGCGAGCCGCTGCTGGGCCTGCGTCACCGCGTCCTGCGCATTGGCGAGCGCCTGCTGTTGGGCGACCGTCGGCCCGGTATTGCCCAGCCGCTGCTGGACATCGGCCAACGAGTTCTGCGCCTTCTGCAGCGCCGTGGCCGCGGTGGTCGCCGCGGTGGTCGCCGTGTTGACCGTCTTGGCCACGGCCTCGGGCGTCCCGGCGGCGGACTTCAGCAAGGTCGTCAGCGCCGTGTTCACGACGAGCAGCCCACGGGCTCCCGTGACGCCGTGCTCTTGCAGGTCGACCAGGAGCGTGCCCATGTCGGTGAGGCTCGGGGCCGCCACACCGAGCCGGGCATGCAGCCGGTCCACGGTCGAGCCCAGGCTGTCGAGCCCAACACCGGTGACCCGGCTGATGTTGAACAGCTGATCGGCGGCGTGTCCGGCGTCCTTCACCGGGATTTGGAACGCCTGCATGACCGCGGCCAACGTCTTGGTCGTGCTCGCCAGGCTGCTGCCCGAGCCCTCGGCCAGATCGGACGATATCTTCATGAAGTCCAGCGCCTGCTTGGCCGACAGGGCCTTGCCGTTCATGAGCCCGAGTTGCCCGGCGACCGCGGCGTAGGCCCCGCCGAGTTCGATGGCCGAGAAGATGGTGGTGCCCGCCGTGCTGAGGAAGGCAGCGCCGATCTTCTTGGCCGCCGAGATCGGGATGTCGGCGTTCGCCGCGATGCTGGCCACCGTGCCCTGGAAGTCGGAGGCCAGTTTGATCGACACCACGCTGGCCGCCACGAAGCCGCCGACGATTCCGGCGCCGACGGCCGACAACGGACCGAGCGCACCCGAGGCCGAACTCGTGATGGCCTTCAGCTTGGAGTCCAGTTCCGAGTTGAAGCCCGCCGTCTCGGGCCGGACCGCGACGAAGAGGTCGCCGATGATGGTCACGGGCTCGCCTCCTCGACGCCCGGCGGATCCTCGGCCGCACCGGCCTCGGCGGCGGCCTGACGCTGACGCGCAGCCAGCGTTTGAAGGATCATTTCGTCCACGTTACTGCTGCCCAGTAGCTGTGCAGCGTGACGGGCGGACCGGTCCTGCGCCGACTCGGCTTCGACGGCCGCGACCTCGGGCCATTCCATCGCCTGGTGGAACGCCTCCCGCGGCTCGTCCTCACCCCAGGCCAGAGCCTGAGTGATGAGACTGCGGGCGATGTTGCACAGGCGGCGCGGCGAAATGTCGATCGGGTCCACCGGGAAGAAGTGGTCATCCAGGTCGCTCCAGTTGTGAACAGCCCAGCTGATTAGGAGCTGGACTGCTCGGTAGGGTGGCCGGTCGTGAACTCCACCATGTCCTTGATGATGTCGCCCAGCACCTCGGCCTCGATCGGGTGCGCCGGTGAGTTGACGTACTCCTGGAAGCGTTCGAAGTCGCCTTCGCCGAACGTGCCGTCCTCCTGGCGCTTGCCCGTCATGGCCGAACGGAAGAACGACCACATCGCCTCGGGGTCACGCGTGACCTGGAGGCCCTGGAAGTCGATGAGCACACCGGCGGCGACGCGGTGCGGGTAGGCCGTGAACGACTCGTCGTCCACGTCGAACTCCATCGGTTCATCCTGCTTGGCGCCCTTGGCGGACTGGTAGCTCTTGCGTGACATGGCTGGGCCTTTCGATTGTTCGGTGGTTGCTTCGGTGACGGTCACAGGAGGGCCACGCTCTCCAGCACGACCTCGCGGATCGATCGCTGGACGAACGGGTTCTCCTTGGTTCCCGGGTGCTGCACACTGGCGGCGAACACGACCTGGCCGCCGCTGGAGAATCGCAGCGCCTTGGCGTTGGCCGGTGTGATGGTGTGGGCGTCGGTGCCCTGGAGGATGAGGCCGAGCGCCGACACGTTGTCCGGTCCCCGCGTCATCTTCGACCCGATGAGGATCCGGGGGTCGAGCCCGAACACGTACTCGGCGATCATGCTGTCCCGCAGGTGCGACCCGCCGTGCGGCTTGTTGTAGTTGCTCATGTCGGCGGCATCCTGCTGCTTACCCACGGGGCACGCGTCGCGGGACCGGGCGAGCATGCGGGCGCCGAGCACACGCCAGCCCGAGAGGTCGGCCAGGGCGGCTTTCAGGATGGGCGCCGGGACCCCGACGAAGCGCGTCTCGGTGGTCATCGGTCCCCGCAGCAGCGGCCCAGCGGGATGTCCACCGGGGCGTCCTCGCCGTGCGGCCCTTCGAAGCTCACGAGCCCGGCGTCGAGCCATCCGGTCAGCCGGTGGTGGTCGGCCCTCACGTCCTGCCACTTCCCGGCGCGCAGGCTCCCGACGCTGTGCAGGGCGAATATCCTGACAAAGCCCGGGGTCGGAAGCGGCACACGCCTCATCCTGCACGACGGGCGGTCCACCGGGTAGGCCCGGGTCGTCCACTTATCGGGACACCTTGTGGGACACTGAGCCATGGGAGCGAAGCGCGGCAGCTGGTGGACCAGGTGGCCCGACCCGGACGACGGTCCGCTGTGGGCCGGGATCCACTTGAACGAGCGGGGCGGCGAGATCGTCGTGGTTGGCCTGGAGGTGTGGACCGAGGCGCCGGGCCGCGCCCGCTCGACGCTCGGACCGCCGGGCGACGATACGGACGACCTGCTGCCGTTCCCGGCGACGGCCCTGACCGCGGCGGACCTCGCGGGGCTTCATCTAGACCGCCTCGTGGCGGCCCTCCGTGACGCCCTACGGCGTTCGGACCACGACGTGGTGCGCCAGGCCGCCGACATCCTGGCCGAGCCCCGACGGGGGCGCCCACGGCTCTACGCGCCGGACCACTTCGCCCGGGTGGCCGCCGTCCACCAGGTGGCGACGCAGCAGGGCAGCCGGTCGCCGACGCTCGACGTGGCCCGTCGGTGGGGCGTCAGTCGGTCGGCAGCGGCCAAGTGGATCGCTCGGGCTCGGGCCGCCGGACATTTGCCGCCGTCCGGGCGCTAATCACTACCGTTCTGCTGGGCAAAGTCCGGGTCATGGTGGATGGCCGATGCCGCGTCGTATGCCCGAGCGGCGGCCTCGGGCTCCGTGTAGTAACCGAGCCCGATCAGCCGACCATCGATTCTGATGCGCGCCTGCCACTTGCCAACCCGCCGATGCCAGGAGACGCCGCGATAGCCAGATGTATTGCTCCTGAACGTCCCGCGGTTCTGCATCTGCTGCGATGACGTGGCGAGGCGCAGGTTCGATCGTCGGTTGTTGAGCGTATCCCGATCGGCATGGTCGACCGTGTAACCCTCGGGGATCGGCCCGTGAGCCCGTTCCCATATGGCTCGGTGCATCCAGATCGTCCATCGCTTTGGGTGGTCGGCGTCGGGTGCGGCGGTGCGGGAAACCCGGAAGCGGAGCGAATGGCGGTCCCACCGGGCCTGCCATGAGAACTCGGAGAGCCAGTCGACATCGGCGGCATCCACGAGCGTCGTCTGACCCTGGGTCATCGCGATCGATGGACTCATCCGTCGAACCTAGCTCCGGCCGCCCATGCGCTCCAACCGCGATTTCTTCCCCTCATCTGATGTCGAAGAACCGGCATTGTCCCTGGTCCTGGCGCCGATGCAACACCGGGTCAGGCTCCGACGGTCACCAGCTGGCCGTCCGTGAGGAACCCGTGCCAGGTCGGCGCCGTGGTCGGGTTCGGGTTGATCAGGAGGCTCGGCGTGACCGTGACCCGTGGCGGCTCGCCCGTCCTGGTCCAGTACCGGCCGGGGTCGCCCACGGTGGCCGGGCAGTCCAGGCATGCGAGCCCGGCCCACGTCATCACCGCCAGGTGGGGCTGCGGCCGGGGTGCCGTATCCCGAGCCGGGTCGGTGCCGTGCGACCACCAGGCCATGGCCCCGACGCGCTGGCCGCCGCCCGGCACCCAGCAGTCGGTGACGCCGCCAACCATGAACGTCGGCCACGGTCCGGCCTCGGGGGTGCTATCCGGGGCGATTTTTATTCCAGATTTTATGCCTGCCAGGCGTCACAGCTGGATCTGGACCTCGCACTTGGCGGTGGCGAGTCCGCCCTCGGGCGGGTCGAACACCATGGGACCGACCAGCACGTTGTCCTGGGCGAGCGGTCCGGCATGCACGGGCGCGCCCGTCTGGTCCTTGACGCCGCCGAGCGACAGGGCGAGCAACGCCGACCAGACGATGTACGCATCGGTCCACAGGTCGACGGCGTGGTCCGCCAGATCCTGCGCGCCCTGCATACGGGGAGCGATGCCGCCCGAGATCGTGGGCGACGTGCGGGCCAGCTGCACCTGGTAGCGCGTGAACCGCTGGGCATAGGTCCCGAGGTCGCCCTTGTCGAACTGGAACCGCTCCTCGCCCGCTCGACCGATGGCGATCAC